TCAGCGTGCGAGCTTATCGTTAAGCATCAGCACCTGTTCGCCATTCATTTCTTCAATCCACGCACCGTAGACTTCATAAACCATTTGCGCGTTTTCATGCCCCATCTGGCTGGCTATGAAAGACGGGTTAGCGCCGGCAGATAAAAGCCAGCAGGCAAAAGTATGCCGCGTATGGTACGGATTCCGGCGGCGAATACCAGCACGTTTTACAGCTGCGTTGAATCTCGCACCTATGCTCGATAAAGAGTAGTAGGCTTTCTGTTCTCCCTTGCGCATCCGGGGTATGAAAACGAATCGCAGACTTTGATGTTCCACTGCGCCATACTCGCGATGATTAAAGACAATTTCGGTTTTAGACTGCAGCGCCGTCAGCTTGCGTTGCGCTTTCAGGGCTTCAAGTGCCGGCTCTAAAAGGGTGATAACCCGGTTACCTGCTTCGGTTTTTGGTGGGCCGAACATGCCCAACGCATTAAGATTGCGCTGTATATGAGCCGTACCTTTTTCCCAGTCGATATCTTCCCAGGCAAGAGCTGCGAGCTCTCCATGACGGACACCAGTATAAACTGCGAACGTCCACATATTGAGACTTTGGCCACGCTCGGATTCCGCAAGCAAACTAAACTCCTGCTTCGTTAAAGGGTCCGGTTTTACTTTCCCTTTGTGTAGTTTCTTGATCCCTTCAAAGGGTTTGCCACTGATAAAGCCAGATTTGTGTGCAAACCGAAGAAGGGAGCACAGAAGCGATATATAGTTGTTCACGGTACGCACAGTGCGTCCCTGTTTGTTACTTCTTGGATTTGCCAGGTAAAGTGTCTCACCGTTCAACAGCTCCTTCCTGTATTTAAGAATGTCGCTGTGGCGTATAGTTGAAACAGGCGTATCTCCGTTAATGATGTGCATTAACGTACCGAGTTGTGAGCGAGTCTTACGCATGGTATTCGCGCTAATTTCGGTTTCTTTAATGCTCGTCCACAGTTCACACAGCTCTGAAAAGGTTTGAACTGAAACAGTGGTTACGGTTTTTTTTGCTCTGGACGATGAAGGAAAGCGCTGGTGGTAATCAAACTCTCCAAGGTTGATCTCACTAACGATCACAGCCCGAAGATTCCCGGCTTTTTTGATGTTCGCCGGGGTGTTAATCCAACCTTTGAGAATTTCGCGGCAACGCTTTCCCCGGTACATAAACCAGATACAAATCTTATTGTTTCTGATTTCGACACCTGTAGGCAAAGCTGCCATCTTACGCATCCCTTATTAACTGATTAATTCTCGGATAGTTATACCAGGTTGTGCCACGCAAGGTTTTTTCTCCGGAAGGAGAAACCCGTTTAAAATGGACACCTTCCACCCAACAGCCCTGGCGATACTTCTCAATCTGTCGTTCGGTCAGGCCTGTTTTTTCTGTGAGCCTTGCGCCAACAACCCATTCTTCGTTAAAAATTACCTGCGACATGGTTCACCTCAGGTAACCGGCATGAGTATAGATATGCCGGTCTGTAGTCGTTGATATTTCAGTTTCAGTTTGCCTGGCCGGGCAGGGAACGCAATCGGCGCATGCCGGTCATTGCTGTGGCCACGTAGCTTGCCTTGCAGTTGACAACTTCAACCCAGACCTTCACGCCTTCCACTCTCACCGTATAAGTCTCTTTCATCTTGCTGCGCCCATAGTCACCGTATCTTTGCTGGTGGGCTGCGAGTGCGATTTCACATGCCTGGCGAGCCAAAGGGGATTGCTTACTGCCACGATTAATCAGTCGCATTTCTTCTCCTTGAGGGAGGGGTTCCCCTCCCGATCTCGTTAGTCCACGTATTCCGGTTTCATATCCGCCAGGGTGATGCTGAACTGACCATGCAGTTCGTCGCCCAGATGGCGTTTCGACGATGCAAGAACGCGCTCTACCTCTGCGAACCGCGCAGCTGCATCGGGTTCATCTGAAGGTGGCAAGGAATTGATGGCTGCTTCGACTTTGTTCCGTGCATCAACCAGGTAATAACGCTTCACGGCCTTGTTTTTCAGCTCAGTGAACAGGGCAGAACCCAGCGTTGCTTTCACGGTTTCAATATCTGCTCGCAGAGCTTTAGCGCTATCCACATCCTGAGCCGCCTCGATGCGGTCGCGGAAATCATCAGCTAGAGCATCGATGTTTTGAGCTGATTCCTGAGCCGTTTGAGTGGTAGTGACGTTGTCACCTGAAATATCTGCGAGGCTAACGTGCTGCGCCGGTGCCGGGTTTACCTCTCGTTCTTCTCGACGATCATCGAGCTCATCAGGGGTGTAAACGCCCAGAATCACATCCGGGCAGAACAGTCTCGCCCAGCGTTTGACGGCCAGGTACGCCAGCTGCTGGCGAGGGTCATCAGCCCAAAGGGTAGAGTTTCGGGTTCGGGCCTGAGCCAGCAGCAAATCGAGTTCTCTCGGCTGATCTTCACCTTTAAGCGTTGCGCGGATAATGATGCCGATCCCGGCTTCGTCAGCCAGGGTCCAGCCCGGGACGCGGTACTCGCCTTTGTCGCCTTTACGGATGTGGAATTTTCCAACGACCTTTTCCCATGGCCCGTACCATTCATATTCAAAGCGGCTGGCCAGCACGCCGCTGCGTGAAATTACGGCATTAACCAGCTGTGCTTCATACCCGAGCACACCGTTAATCAGGTGCGTCTTTTGGGCCACGGCAAAGGGATTCATCTGCCACTGTGCCGCTTGCATCGCTACAGCCATGCAGTCGGCCTGATTGCCCTGCAGGTGCTTAGGAACTGTAGCGGTGCCCTGGGCCATAATCTGCGCGAACGTGCTGATGGCGTTCAGATACTGGGAATCGAACAAAGCCACGTTGGAGTTAATAACGGTGTTCTGGTCAGCAACGGTAACGTTAGTGTTATGCATAAATCCCCCTTAAGCCTGAGCGCGCAGCGCTTCGAGGCGGCGCAGGTCGAAATCGTTCAGTTCATCTGTGTAATCGGTAGTGATCGGCGCTGGCCACTCGCCCGTATCGAATCCTGTGGCAATAGCACGCATTGTTTTGCGGTACTCGAGCATGCCCAGTTCCAGCAGTTCGGTGGAGGCCTCAATGATGGCGATCCAGTGGTAGTTCTCGTCTTTGTTGACGAAAATCCAGAAGAACTGGTCCAGCGCTGCGGTCTCGCAATACATAGCCGCGCTGAGGTGGTAGTCCCGGTCAATGATTTCCCGGTGCAGCCTGGCGCGTAGGCTTTCTTGCTTCACATTCCACATGCTGATGGTTTTCAGGTCAGCACCGATGCGCACGCCGTCCAGTTCAATCTCGAGATCCGGGCGTACACGTACTTCTAAACCTGTTTCGTCGTCAAAGCCGAAGTAACTCACTTCAACGGCGCGGCTTGGATGTGTAAGCAGCATGCCGGCGGTAGGGTGCGCCAGGAGTGCGGACTGAATTGCCCGCGCTGTGGCCAGTTGCTGGCGGGTAACCAGAATCTTTTCGCCAGGGTTGTCGCGCCAGGCATCCAGCAGTTCGTCGGCAAATATGGCATCGGGCTTAACCGACTTAACTGCCTGGATCATGTCTGCTTTGCTGCCGGAGACTTTCAGCGGCGTCGGTTTCTGCGCTTCCTGTGCGACCAGATCAGGATTGATGATCGCTAATTGCTCTAGTAGCGCATCACGGCAGCCGCTGGTTTTAACCGGCACGGGCAGGGTGGCGTTGTATTCTCTAATGCACGCCTTCATTGCCGTTGCCGTCTGCTTCTGGCCATCTTCAATACGCTGGTACTCAGCTGGGAGAGCCATATAGCTTTGAGCCGTTTCTTCCAGGCTCGCGCCAAGCGGCACTGGAGCGGGAAGGGATGCGTTATGTTCTTCAAGCAACGCTTTAATCTCGTCAGCGCTTAGCAGCGCCGGCAGGCTGGTGTTGTGCGCGTCGATGAACTCGCGGAGAGTTGCGGTAGTGGTGAAAGCACCCTCCGGGAGCTGAGGTTCTACGCTGAACTCTTCTTCGAGGTTTTCCGGCTGCAGTGCAAGGGTGTGCACCAGGTTCCCCATGTCCAGCACTTTAGATGTTGTGCGCGGGATGGTTTTAGCCACATGGCGTGCGTTGAAGTACATCAGGCTGACGCGGGCATCTTTAACCTGGGTTGAGCTAATGCCGTTCGCAGCGTGATAAACGTCATTCGGTAGGCCTTCGTATCGGCCAGGTTCGAAGTCTGCAGGGAACTCCACTTCTGGGTTCGATTCCTGAACCTCAATTGTTGTTTCCTGCAACTGGTCTGCTTCTACGGAATCTGTCTGCGAATTAGCTGCATCAGTGCTTTCGCCCGTTGGTACCGAACAAACATCTTCGTCTTTCTCTGGCTTAGCCTTTTCCATCTGCACATCGCTGGTGGTCTCCGATGTGTTTTCCGTTTTTTCGACTTCATTTGAGGAGGTATTGACGACCGGTTCGGTATTTCCATCCACCAGGCCATCGATGGAGAACACGCCGCTACCGAGATTTTCAACCTGCGGTTGTTCAGCTGGGGCTTCAGCCTCAACTACAGGAGTAGGCAACGGCAGTAATTCCACAGCAGAATTAAATTCAGCCGTCATGGTTTTATTCACGAACTCAAGATGCGCCGCTGGCGTGTGGTGGATATTTTCCGGCGCGATGCGGATAAGATTGAAGATTGCCGCACGGTTCACCGCTAGTACGCCGGGCTGATTACGCAGGATGGCGCTCCATGACTTCCATGGTTCTTCTTTCTTCGCCACGATTTCTTTGGCGCGTCGTAACACGCTTGAGGGGATTTCAAAGTGATGGAAATCCATAGGCAGTAGGGCGCATGCGATCTCCAGATCGAGAGTGTCCAGAGTGTGATGCGCGCCTTCGCCGCGATCCGTTACATAGCCACCGTCTGCATTGGTCCCAGAATCAGTGCGCTTAACATTACTGATGCGATTACCTGTAGCCCATTCGCGAACGAGAATGCCGCGATCGATATAATCAGTCGCCGCCCAGATTCTGGTGAAACGGAGAACCAAAGCGAGTTCGTGGCGCTTCTCCTGGCTGAACACCTTGCGAATGGCGTCGGTATAGCGCCAAAGGTCTTTGGTATCGTAACCCTTCACCTCTTCGCAGTTTTCTGCCGCCAGCAGCAGGTTCTGGACATAGCTGTTGTCAGTGTCCATCTCCAGCGCGCTGATAGCTTCGTACTCTTCGCGGGTTAAGTGGTGGCGCAGTTCGTTGGCGGTGAACTGGGCGAGTAGCTGCTTCCGGAACGGCATACGAACGACTGGATAACGAGTGGTTTCGTCATCATTCTCGTCAATCTGGATACCGTTATCAGGTTCCAGAACCTGATCGGTTGTAACGTCGGAGTTGCTGGTGCTTTCTGATTTGAGAAGTGTAAGCTTTCCGCTTCTCCACTCTTCAACTAACTGATTGCGGTCGCCAGCATCTGCCCTCGCCCAGTCAGCCATGAATGCAGCGATAACTTCAGCTTCGTGCGTTTCATCTGGCACGAATACCTGCTTAATCGCCTGAATCAGTTTCCATTCAGCGTTGAGGCTGAGTTCGGCAACTTCAGGGATGCCGTTCTTCGCCAGCAGCAGGTTATGGAGATAAGTGTTGCCTTCATCCAGTGACATTTCGCTGGCAGCCAGTTGCTGCTCTTTAGTGATGTGTGACTGGTATTTGTCGCTGGTCAGATGGACGGCAAAACGTACCGCTGGAGTGCGATTTTCAAGCGGGATACTTTCGACGGTAGTTTCGACATTAACGGACGTTTCCGGTGCCGCTGTATTGTCCATGGCTCCAGTAGACTCAGCACCAGCCTTTGGCAGCCAGGTGCGTCCATCGTCCTGCAGTTCGTAGCGTTTGCACCAGGTGTAATCTACTGTGCTTTCTTGAGGCAGATCATTGTAAACAGGGAAATCGGTGCGAACAGGTTTGGCGTAATCCTTACCGCGTCCGGTTTCAATACCAGCATCTTCCAGCTCAACATCGAGCTGCAGGTTGGCACGGGCTTCTGATTTCGCAGTGAACCAAATCACTGCGTCTTCTTTGCCAGATTTCTGCGTAGCCTTAACTACATAGAAAAATTCCATGTGAGATCCTCTTTTTTGGATGTAAGATCCCCGGGCCAGAGATAGCGCCCATTGGGTGAACTTTGGTTTTTTAAGTAGTATTCCGGTGTAACTTTGGTCGGGAGCACCGGACGTACGGGCCGCCTTGCGCGGCTTTTACGTTATGCCTCGTGGGCCATCTGGTCGTACGAAGCACAACGTTCAGAGCAGTATTCTTTTTCTTTGCGCGCCAGCTGTGAGCCGTTGCGATAGAGAAGGGTGCTTTTGACTACTTTCTCCGGTTCAACCGGCTTGCCGCAGTACCCGCATTTCTTTGAGTTACACATCTGGATTCCCCTTTTGCGCCAGCAGGTAGCACAAGCGGCGAAGAATCACTTCGAACAAGTTAAGTTTTACGGCCTGCTGCCGTCTTGGTTTGCGTGCGAAATCAATCATTCTCACCTCGTTTGCCTTATCGCCGGCCAGCGGAACGTTTACACCTGATGCGCGTTAATCTCTCCACCTCATCCGACTCTTCGTATGCCGTCGGCGGCTACTTCGTGGGCGTCCTGCCTTGGTGGTTCGTAGTGCGTCTTGGTGAGATTGATTAAACACAATGTTTAAACTCGTGTCAACAAAATGAGTATTTTCATATAAACAAAAAGTTTATTTGTGGTTTGTCAGTCGTGAGATTTGTGAGTTTGAGGCGCAAAAAATTAACGGAATGGTACAGACCGGAGAGAGAGGGAGGTTTTACATTGTGGCGAGTTGATAGGGTAGGATAGCCACAAACCCGGTATGGTGGCCGGGTTGTAGGTTTAGGCGGGAAGGTATAAATATGATTGCGGTGGCTTTATGTTTTGGCCTAATGAGGAAATCGGCATAGGATTCTCAAATCTTTCCACATCGCCTACCTTTATAGCATATGCCTTTTCCCTTCCAAAGTAATAGCTATCAAAGAATTTTTTGGATATCCCTGCATAGTCTTTTGTCTTTTTCCATACAGCTTCAGGTTCGTCTGATAAAATGTAGTCGATTGAAAATTGCCCCACAACTTTACCTAGCGGCATTGTTGCATATATTACAACAGTGCTAATTTCCTGATTTTTAAAAATCCCTTTGCGGAACTCGAACCTCTTAGTTCCGTTTAGTATTTTTTCAGCGAATTCAGGTTTAATCGACAATAAAACTTTCATTAATGCAGCCCAATTCTAGAATTTCATTAAATTGCCGGTCAGTGAGTTCAAAATTGCCCCATCTGCCATTGCGGTCTCCAGTCAAACCGACTTGATCAAGCAGCATTGCACGATTAGGACGTTTTTGCAATGCAATATTATATGTAAATCTAACAATATAAGGCAATTTCTTAGAGCGATAAAAATCCCGTAATTCAGGCTCTGAGAACACGCTAAATTTACGGCATTGATCTACAAAAGAATTTTCATCAGTAAAGCTGGTGATTAGTCGTACAGATTCTACTACACATATAGAACTGGCCACTGATCTGTAACGCGCTGAACCCTGTCCATCGGTCATGCGATAAATAACGATAATATCTCCTCGATTCATGTTCTGAACCGAATGCATAGCACATATGTATATTTTGTGAATGCTGTTTGTATGAGAGACGTCGCGAACCACGTCGGGAGATTCATTAATCAGTTTGGAGTCAGGAAAGAGTCTTGTATGATACTCAGGTTTGATTGCAAGGATAAATTTCTTTTTGTTCCTTGGTAAAACCAAAGGGTAGTCAAGCAATACATCGCCGTAAATATCATTTAAGTTACGGGCATAAACAAACTCTTTGCCGTTTTGAGTTTCTTTTTCCCCATGAATATAAAAACCGTAAGTTTGAAACAATTTTACAAGGTGCTTGTGTTTTTCAAAAACAGTTACATATATATCATCGGAGTTAGAGTTAAAGGCGTGGTCGAATGCTTTCTTTAAAAAGCGTTGTCCTCTTAAGGTGCCTTTTGATTCAAATTTAAATGTTCCGATTTTCAGGTGTTTACCTTTAGGTAGAGCTGGAGATATATCTCCAGCATCATCATCTTCCTTCAGGTACATGAATCCTTCAATGTTAAAATTCTCATCATAGAGAACATAAGCAAAATCACCATTCCTTGCTTTCTTGTTCATCCATTCGGGGAATTCTTTATAGTCTTCCTTTAAGCTATCAAAGAAAGGATCGTCATGGTTAAAATCAGAAAACCTTTGAAATTTAAGACTATCCATATCTTTACTCCCAATGATTTGATTCAGTTTTTTTAAGTCATTGATGGGACAATTTATGTTTATTTCGGGGTTCCAAAAACTTCGCGCAACCAGAAAACTCTAATCCTCTTGCGATCGGATTCGACCTTTCATGTACTTTTCATACAACTCGTCCAGCTCTTTCAGACGAAGCGCAAAGATACGGAGCATGTTCTGTTGCTCTTCTTCTGGAAGTTGACGGTATAGCTCCAGTAGACGTTGTTCGTCAGGCTTTAGTCCGTCCTTCTCACCGACATCTTGACCAAGAAGCCACTCAAGGCTTACCCCAAGAGCATCCGCTAATTTTATCGCTGAGCTTTTCCCAATGGTCCCACGAACGAACCAGTTATTGACCGACTGAGCACTGACGCCGCAAATGCGGGCCATGTCAGATTTGGTCAATTTCTTCAGTTCAAGGACTTCGTTAAGTCTCTGAACTTGTGGGTGGTTAATCTGATGAGTTTTTTCTTTCATGGACGAATTCTAAACCAAAAGTTTATTAGCTCAATATTCAAAATGTTGACATTCAGATAAACAAAATGTTTAATCTAGCCGTTACCAATGGAGCAAATTATGAAAGCAATTGATAAAGCAATTACCAAAGCAGGAACAGCTTCACGATTAGCCAAACTCCTGACCGTAAGTGCAATGACAATCAGTCATTGGCGAAATAGATATAAGGGCGTGGTTCCTGCAGATCGTGTCCTGCCAATTTACTCAGTAACCGGAGTAACCCCCCACGAACTGCGCCCCGATCTCTACCCAAACCCAACCGACGGTTTACCTAAACAGGAGCCTTAAAAATGCAAACTGTTTCATTTCATCAGAGTAGCAGAGCTTCCTCTAATCCTCTGATATTCCAGTGTCATCAAAGCGAATATGCAGCGCAGGATATTGATCATCGTGATATCTGCTCTGCGGTCCGAGCCTGGGCCGCGGCAGAAGGGCGCATAGTTGTCGCTCTTCAGATCCAAGAATCGGCAGAAGAACTTCAGCTTAATGGCGTGGACTTCTCAGGCCAGGCCGATGTCTGGAACGTGAAGCTGTTCCGCTGGCTCGACAACAAAGAAGACTCCGCATCGTACCGAAAGAACGTCGAACAGCTGGTGCCAGCGATCATGTCCGTATTACCGCTTCGATACCGCGACCGTGTCGTAAAGAACGACTCGTTTGCGTATCGCATGGCCAGACTGGAAAAAGAGGTGAGTGAGGCGAAGCAAGCTCTGATGCTCGATGCACCGAAAAAGGAAAAGCTGAAGGAATTAGGCGAGGGGATTTTCGAAATGTTCAGAGTCGATCCTGACCTTACGGCACCTCTGCTGGCGATGGTCACAACCATGCTGGGGGCAATGTGAATACTTCAGAAAAGGCGAAAGCCGCGGTGCTCGAACACCAACGGCTTTCAGGTGCAAAAACGGAGTGTAATTGCGGAGCTAAGTATGTCAAACACAGCTGAAATTATCAATTTCCCCCACAGAACCGAACAACCGGGAGGTCGTATGGCCGACCTGTCGAACGGGTATACCAAGGTCGCTAACGAGATCCAACAGCTCAAGCCTCGTCTGAGAATGTCAGGCCGGGAGTGGCAATGTTTTGAGGCGGTGATCTGGCTTACCTACGGCTGGAACAAGAAACAGGACCGTGTTACGAACACGGTTATTGCTGAGCTTACAGGGCTGAGTGATTCCCACGTTTCTGATGCGCTCAAGTCACTCGCAGGACGCAAAATTATCTTCAGTCAGAAACAGGGCGTGATGAAAACGGTCGGTATAAATACTGACCTTTCAGCCTGGATTTTAGACAAACCGAAAACGGGAAAAGTCTTCCCGAAATCGGGAAAAGTGTTACCGAAAACGGGAAAAACCTTCCCGGAAACGGTAGACACCCAAGACTATAACAAGAACAATATTAAAAGATCCTCGTCTCGGAATTCTGACGAATCCCGAAACCAGAAAACTCAAAAGTTTCTCTCACGCCACCCAGAAGCTGCCGCCGGGATATACACCCCGGCGGGTAAATCATGGGGATCCGCTGACGACCTCAAGGCCGCTCGCTGGATTTACGACAGGCTTCTCACCGTCAACGCATCGCTATCCGAACCCAACTGGGCTGAATGGGCAAACACCATCAGGCTGATGCGCGTCCAGGACAAGCGTACTCACTACGAAATCTGTGACCTGTTCCAGTGGGCCAACCGGGACGAGTTCTGGAAAGACAACATCCTGAGCCCTTCGAGTCTGCGCAAGCAGTGGGATCAGCTCACTACCAAGCGGCTGCGTGCAACCGGAACGGCAAAACCTTCCTGGGGCAACATCGACCTGCATAACACTGACTGGATTGACGGGGTGCTGGAATGAAAAACCTTGCCGAGAGTATTCGCGATTTTGACCGGGAACAGGCTCGCCGGGTAGCGCACAACATGCCTGAGCAGTACACCGAACGCGAACAAACGCAGCAGGTGGCTCAGATTATCAACGGGCTGTTCGTACAGCTGGCGGCCGCGTTCCCGGCAAGCCTGGTTAATCGCAGCCAGGAAGACGTGAACGAGATCCGCCGTCAGTGGGTGCTGGCCTTCAAAGAAAACGGGATCAACACCTTGGACCAGGTCGAAGCCGGGATGCGCATGGTACGCCGTCAGGAACGCCCATTCCTGCCTTCGCCGGGCCAGTTTATCAAGTGGTGCAGGGAAGGGCGCTGTGTGCTGGGGATCACCACCGCTGACGTCATGGCTGAGTACTGGAAATGGCGTAAGCTGGCGTTCCGGTATCCGAGCAGTGAGCAGTATCCGTGGCCGAAGCCGGTTTTTTACCACATCTGTCTGGAACTGCGGCGTCGCGGAACTGATGGCCAGTTGAGCCACAAAGAACTAGAGCGCGAAGCCAGTGACATTCTGGATATGTGGGAAAAGCGGGTGCTGGCCGGGAAACCGATTCCGCCTGTACGTAGAGCGCTGGCGGCGCCAGTATCGCCAAAGGGGCCAACTCCAGTCGAGCTTTTGAAGGCTAAATATGACCGGATGAAGGCTGGTGGGAGGGGGTAAGTGTACCAGCAAAGATTCTGAAGACTCGTACCGCACAACGAATGAGTTAAAGGCTTTATCTCCATCGAGTGTTATAACCGAGTAACAAGTCGCCTCCTCTGGCGACAAAGAGGTATCAAAATGAGATTAAGAATCACGAGAGCAATCAGCCTCAGCAAATTCTCGCCACGTTGGGTTAAGACTATCTGTTTACGGCTAATTAAAAACGATATTGAGCGCTCCCCAGGAAAACCAGTGGCAGGGATGAAGTAATTTTGTATGTAAAGAGTTGTGACATAAATTTCCCTAAGCTAATGAAGGTTGTAATGCACATGGATAATTTGAAGAGATTTTCAGCGGAACGTTTCATTTAGACAATTGAGTTTTTTCTGCATTCAGGGGGGCAGATTGCGTGTGGGAGAAGATGCCCACTAAATGGTTTAGTGAGGCGAAAAAATTCTTTTTCTATAAGACTTAGTGGGTTATTAATGATATTCGAGGAATTGCCTTCTGGATTCATCCTCACCAACATACTCAAAAGATAGAAGACGAATTGGGATTAAGTTATAAAACCAATTGCAATCATTTCGTTGAATAACTTCGCCTGGCTTGAAACATATCCCTGATGCTTCCCGAACAATTGCATATTTACCATTGCTAAATCTCACTCTGTGGATACAGAAATGTTGTCCGATCTGTCCATGACAGCTTTTCGAAAGAATATCTCCTTCAATAAAAACAGATTTTTTATCTTTCATCATAATGCCCTCTACTACTATACAATAAAAGGAATGTTGGCATTTACTGATATCAGTTAAGTAGCAGGAACTGATCATCCGCCGATGCACCAGCATTCTGATGGCCTGAACAACAGTCCGCAGGCAGGACATTCCAGAATAGCATTTTTTCTTAGTTTACCTGCTTTCTGATTGGCTCTGTATGCGCATACCGGGCAAGCAACATGGACCGGTCTTTCTTTAAAATGTCTAAGTCCTTCTGTAAATGACATAAAATAACCTCTGAAAAATATAATATTTATTATACGCTTTAAAATATAAATTATCGGGTTAAGTTATGAATATTTATTGCTGAATAAAACATGAGCTTTTAGAAAACAACTGTTTGATTTATGTTACAATATCCTTCCATGAGAAATTTATGATGAAATCAGAAGACACTCTTGACTGGTACCCAGCGCAGTTGCCACCAGTAAAAATTATGTTAGGTGAAGCAGTGCTTTCTGTGGGTAAACAGGGAAGGCCGATTAATACACGTACCTTGCTCGAGTATCTTCAAGTCATGCAAGGTAAGCAAAAAAGACGTGATGATAAAGTTGCTATGCAGACTGCGATTGAAGTGCTTAGAGACAATCAGCGCATTAACGGTAGGCGTTAA